TTTCCCCCTAGGAACCGGCCAAGGATGCCGCCTGCAAATTGTGCCACGGCTCCAAGGGCTTTCAACACTTTGTCTAGTCCTAAGAACTCTAAAATACGGTTGCCAATAGCCTGAATGGGCTTGATGAACGTGTCCTGCACAAAGGCTGCAATCTTTTGCGCGATGCCTTGCAGGCCGGATAGGAACTGTCCCACCCACCCTTTAACCCCTTTGGATAATCCTGTTAACGCCCTTACCGGACTTGTAAAAAGCGTTTTCCAGAACCGAATTACGGATTTTTCGGCTTTTATAAGCCAAGTAATGACTTTTATCACGGCTTGAAACACTTTTACTACGATTTTAAGACTAAACGCCACGTATTTCAGTTGAAGAACCAACCCTTTCCCAAGAACTTTAACCAGTAATCCGACGGCAGCTCCCACGTACTCAAAAAACACCTTCGCACCTTCACCCTTACTTTTAAACAGCCCAATTTCTTGGAAAATATCCACTATAGCCGACCAAAGATCCTTGAACGCGGGAATCAAAGGCTTTAAAGCGTCCATCACCTCTTTAAACCCTTCTCGTACGGGCCCCCATGCCTCCTGTAAGCCTTGCAGGACATTATCTTTGAAGAGTACCCAACCAGACTTCAAAGACGACCACAGGGCCTTAAACGGGGCTGCCAATTTTCCGAGGAACTTGTCCCATGCCGCCAATGCTTCCTTACCACCAAGTTTCTCAATCAGTGGCCGCAGAACATACTTGTTGAAAAGTTTCACCAAGTCAAACGCCAGGAATGCAATTCCGATGCCTCCCAATAATCGCAGGCCTAATTTAAGCCCTATTTTAGGGAGAAATTTCAAAATAGGGGATAAGGCGCTCTGGAAAAGCCCCAAGACTTTGCCCCCTTTACCCTTCCCTAAGATGGATCCCAGAAATCCTCCAGGAGATATGCCCGAGAGCTTGTCCAGGACCTTTCCAACAGCAGGTATTTTCTTAGCGATCCCAAGAAATCCGCTAAGTTTGTCGGTAATTGTGCTGGCAATCCCAACCCCTGACAACGCGCCGGATAACATAACGAGGGCAACGGCGGCGGCCTTGACGGGCCCTGGAATCTTGGAGACAATGGCAAAGAATGGTTCCGTCACCTTCAAGGCCAGCTTTAACCCCGCAATCAACGGGGATAACACGGGCAGGACAAAGTTTCCAATGACGTTCTTCCACAGGGCTTTGAGCTGGTCTTTCAAATCAGAGACAGTGCCTCGGAAACTATCATAGGTCGTGTCCAAAGTATCAGTTTTTCCGTTCGCCTCCGTCATGGACTTGGCGATCTTGTCAATCTCAGCCTCGGAAGCGTTGCGCAGAGTTCTCAGCATATCTGCGCTGCTTCCGGTCATTCGGGCGTAGTTGTCAATCATCCCCGCATTCATCCCTTTGGCTTTGCGTGCCATCCCCTTAACCAGCGCCGTCATGGCTTTGTCAATGCCCTTGCCGGAATTGATAGCCTCACGCGCGGCGCGGGCGGACATTCCCCCCAAGGGGGCGTAGATGCCGAGCAGTTTATGCCCGTCCACGTCAGCGGCGTCCCCGACTTTTTGGAGCATGTCCAGAATGTCGCTTTCTCCCACGCCGATTTGCCCGAAGAGTCCACGCACGGCCAGGAGTTGCTTCTGCACGGATTCCCGCAGATCCCCGGCTCGGAAGCGCTTGACGTAATCTTGCGCCTGTCCCAGGAAGCCCATCAATTCCGTCGTGGACTCCCCTGTGGCCTTGGCGACGTTGAGCATGGCGGATCCAATGCGGTTGATGCCCTCAGGGGATAAGCGGTTGATCCGCACCTGATTGGCGATGAATTCCGCCGCTTCCGCGTTGCCCATGCCGAAAACCTTAGCATATTTCACTCCGCTGGAGGTCAAGGTATCCAGTTGATCGGCCGCGATCCCTGACTTGGCGTACGCACCAAAGAACTCCCCGATGAGGGCGGAGTCTACTTTGAGCTTGGCTCCCAGGTTAACGGCTTGGTCGGTGAGGGCTTTAATGCCCGCAGCCCCCACCTCCACGCCCTTGGCAGACGCGGCGACACCTGCCATAGTATTCTGGAGGTCCGCCATGTCGTCAATGGCATCGCCGAAGGCCAACATGCCCGCGATGGAGCCCAGTTGGGCTACCCAGCTATCCGTGATGCGCATAGCCTTGCGGACAAACAACTTGTACTCCACTTCTTTTCGCCGCATGTCCTTGGCGGATAGCACCTTTTCCAGGAACCCGGATTTTTCCGCCGACGAGGCCTTGGGCATCAGGGCGTCAATCCATCGACGCCCCGTGCGGATCATGGCCGTCTCCCCTTGCTCCTTCCCGATTTTCTCCATGTTCCGGATCAGCACATTCAACCGCCCGGCTACCTCGTCCGCCTGCTCCTTCTTGGCGAACTGCTTGAAGGCGTCCCCCCACTTCTTAATGGTGTTCTCGGTGACGCCAACGGATGTGGATGAGGCCTTTTCCGCCGACACGATCCGCTTCTTGAACCGCTCCCAACGGTCGCCGATATTCTTCAAAGGACGGGTCATATCGTCCTTCAACGAATACACGTATTGCATGGCGAGCAGTTCAGTGTCGGCGGCCATTATTTCCCTTTCGTCATGTGCGCGACCTCATCCGCGTACTTATCCAGCCTGGCCATCCACCACTGGCGCTGGGCGATGGTCATCTCCTCGATTTCCGTCAGTTGTAGCTTTCCCCCCATTTTCAGGAGGAATTCCTGTTCGAGAATATCCTCCCACGTTGATCTTGGGCCGAAAAAACTCCGCGGACGGCTGCACGTCCTGCCGGGTCTCATGCCCGCATTCGGGGCACACGGCTACGGTTTCCATCACAAACCCGAATTGCTTGTCCCGCATGGCGGTTTCGAGGAACTGCGCGTCGTACATCACGAGGTCGTCCAGAACCTCGATCTTTCGGCGCATGGAGAAATTGGCGCTCATGTCCTCGCCGTCGATGCTGACCACGGCCTGCGCCATACGCACGACCATGATGATGTTCTTGAGGTCCTCCAGGGCTTTCTTGCGCGCCTCAGGGTCCCGTTCCTGGGCCGCGTCCTCCATGATCTTGCGCACGCGCTTGGTGATCTCCGGCTCATCCTTACCGAACAGGTAGCGCCACCCGAATTTCTTGCCGCACACGGGGAGCACGGTGTAAAACGGCGGCTTGTCCTCTTCCGTGGCCACCAGCGTGTCCAGGTCGTCGGGCCACCGCATGTAATGCGTGTACTTGCTCTCACACCGGGGGCAGATCATAGTCTGCTCAATGTCGTGCCCCAGACTGATGGACCGCAGGACCACCATCAGGTACATGACATCCATCAGGAGCAGCTCGTTCGGCGGGAACGGGAGATCCGTGCATTCGCTGAAAATCTGGAGCATTGTCTTGAACATGGTATCGTTCGTGACCGACGCCAGAAGGCGCTCATGCCGGGTTTTCATGGGAGTGACGGTTACGATGCCGTCCGGAGGCTGCCCCCCGTAAAACAATCCCGCAGAGGGGAGGCGGATCTCCGTGGGGCCGAACCGGCTGGTTTCCTTGTTGAGCGAGGGGGTTACAATTTTCACTTCCGACATGGTGTTCTCCTTCAGTTATTTTTCTCTCCGTCGGGTCTCTATCGTCGGTTGTCGGAAGTAAGCGTGGGAAGAAACAATGTCTCTACGGTGGGGATTATGCCTCCTTGATGAACTTGTCGAAGGCGATGGTGACGGGGATGCCGATTTCCTCAGCGCTTCCGTGTTCCAGTGCCACGGAGCCTATAGCAGACGGCCAGGCGTTGATGAGCTTGAACTTGCGCTCTATGCTGCCGTCACTGGACACGAGCAACAGATAGCCGTTTTTCTTATACTGGTCATTGGACTTAATTGCGCCCGTCTCGGGATCGTATACCGATTTCCGCCACTGGATCACCTTGTCAAAGGAGTCCTGGTCCACGAAGTCCCGGATAACGATCTCCCCCTCCTCAATCGTCACCATGCCGGGGTACTTGGAGAAGGTGTTCATGTACGGCATGGACATGACTTCATTGGACTCCGAGGGAGTGAAGGCGCTCTTGACCATCAGCTTGAGCGTGTCCCCTCCCGGAAAGCCGTCGAACTCCAACTCGAAATGCCCCGAGCGCTGCGGTTCAAACTTCCCGCCGGAAACCAAGTGCCCCGCGTCCATTCTTGACATGAGTGACTCCTTTATTGTCCCCTCAGAAAAAGACCACTCCCCCCCGGTTGCCGGGGGAGAGGGTCTCGACGGAGAGGGGGTTCATGAAGGCCATTAGATAGTGAACTCGTTCAGGTCCGCGCCGGAGGGCGTGACCACGAAGTCGATCTGGATGATTTCCGCCACGCGCGTGGGGTCCAAGATAATGACCCCGTGCATTTCATTCCGGGCAATGGCGTCCGGGGGATTGGTGGCCGCGTCACACTTGACGGCGTAGCTATTCAACCCCCGGCGGTTCTTGACGCCCTCCAGGAACGGTTCCACCAACCCCTTGAACCGCCGCCAGGTCACGGCATCGTCCAATTGGAACAACAGCAGGTAGGAAGATGCAGCAATCGTCTTGCGGAGGTACAGGAGCAACCGGCGGACGTTGATCCGATCCATGGCCGTCGGGGCGCGTTGGAGCGTCCGCTGACCGAAGATGGTTACGCCATGACGCGGGGGAGCGATGATGGGATTGACCGCGTTGCCGTTCCCATACAGGAGATCCCGGTCCCCCTGATCCGCCTCGAATTCCAGTTCCATCACGTTGATGAGACGACCGTAGACGGGACCGGCGGGAGCCTGCCAGACCTCGGCGTTGAAGTCGGTGTAGGCGATGGCTCCCGCGACGAAGCCGGACGGCGGAACCCACACTTCCTGCTTGTTCGTGTAGTCCTGGACCTTCAACCACGGCCAGAATAGCGCGCCGTAGGACGAGTCATAGGCGACATGCGAACTGTTGGGGGCCAACCAGCCGTTGTGCCAGTCGATCACTTCCGACACGTCAAAGCCGATGGGAGGATCAATCAGGGCCAGGCAGTCACCCCGTGTCTCCGCGATGGTCAGCAGTTCCGTGACGACGGCATGGGCGTACTCGCCGGGGACAGCCAGAAGATTGACATCCACGCGGTCCACATTAGTGAACGCCTGGAGGGACGCGACGAAATCCGCGTCCAAGGCCGCTGCATCCACACCGGCGGCCAGGGTGAAGGTCCCCAACGTAGGAGTTGTCAACGTGGATCCCGTCATGTCGATCTCAATGTAATGCGAGGAGATCTTTTTCATGATGAAATACGGGGATGTGGGGTCCATGTCCAGCACGTCCGCGACGTAAAGGGAATTCCCGCCTGTATCCTTGACAGTTAACTTGAATGTGCTGGAAATACTGCCCGCAGACGTGACGACCTGGAACCCGTTGGCCCAGACGCCTTTGGAATAGGCGTACGCGGTAAACGCCGTTCCGCCGGAGGCCACGCCGGTGTACGTGACATTATCCCATCCTAACGCGGTTTCGCAAAGGGAATCGGCATGCATGGTGAGGTTAGAGGCCGCACCTGTAGTCAAGGAGGAAATCTTAATCTTGTTGTTGACAACTTCCGCCAGGCCCCACAGGCTGAAATCCGTCAGAGCGTTGATAGCGGTAGCAACCTGCGACGCCGTCAGCGTCCCGCCGCCGAGGTAACCAGTGATTGTGTGACCCGTGTCAATGACCAACTTGATGTAATCCGTCCCCGCGATGACATCCGCGCCCGCCTTTGCCACGCCGACGGCTGCTGTAAATCCCAACGTGGTATAGCAATCGTTGGCGACGGCGGTAACCGTGAACGTGGCGGCCGCGCCCGTAGTATTGTGTGTAACCTTGATCTTGCCTCCATCGGGAGCAAACGTTAGTCCAGCGGATCCAGCGTTCAATTCACCGCAGATTTGCGCGGCCGTTCGACTGCCAGCGGTCAACGTGACCGTATAGGGCGACGCGCCGGGATCTGGAACAATGGCCACCAGGAACTTGTCATTCACGCCGGTGGAGATGTTGAAGTTCTCCGCCTCGATCCCCGTGAACGTCGCGGCCTGCGCGTCCACGTGCGCCACGAGCGTAAACGGCCCCGCCACGGTGCCGGTATGCGATCCAGGCGTGGCTCCAGCCGTCACAATAATCCGTGCTTCATCGGCGGCAGCTCCGGTGGTGCGTAGCACTTTGGCGTTTTTCCCGTTCCGCAGGTAC